CTGCCGGGGCTCCGCGCGGTCCCGCGGGTTTCCGGACTCCGGGTTTGTCATATCCCATCACAACCCACGCGGTACAAGCCTTGGTACAAACCCCGGGAGGTGATTGGATGGGCCAGCGAGGACCGGCGCCGAAGCTCCGAGCGGTTCGGGAGCGGGAGGGCAACCCGGGCAAGCGTCCGCTGCCTCAAGGTGTCCGGCTCCCTCCCGAGGTCCCGGCCGAGCCGACCTGGGCTCAGGTCTTCCCAGCCGACCCGCGGGGCAGCTCGGCCGTTCGGCTCCGCAAGGTGGCCGCGGCCAAGTGGGCACTGTGGTCCCGGTGGCTGGGTTCCCAGGGGATCCTTTCGGCGATCGACGATGGTGCTCTGGAGGCGGCGTGCGTGGCCTTCGCGGAGTTCCGGGAGGCTACTCGGTCCGGCTCCACCTCCGAGGCGCTCAAGTGGCTGGCCGCCTGGACCTCGATCGCCGGCAAGATCGGGCTCCACCCTTCCTCCCGGGACCAACTGAACCCTAGGGAGGGCTTGCATGACCCAGACGCCGGCTGGGATTAGCCTCCCGATCCCCCCCGCAGCCCTCGAGGAGCTCACGCGACGCCTCGGGAAGCCCCTGGATGGCTGGGACAAGTGCCCGCCGCGGTGGGTCTGTCCCCACCCGGACGTGCCTGGAGCCTGGTTCGACGCCGAAGCGGTCGGACATGTGGTTGACAGGCTGCGGGAGATGCCTCACACCGCCGGACGCTGGGGCGGCACGCCGTTTGACCCGGAGCCGTGGCAGATCGTCTGGGTCCTGGGGCCGGTGTTCGGGTGGAAGTACCCCAACGGGCTGCGGATAGTGCGTGAACTCTGGATGGAGGTCCCACGCAAGGCCGGTAAGACCTCGCTCGCCTCTCGTCTGGCTCTAGTGCTCCTGGCGGCGGACCGTGAATGGGGCGCGGAGGTCTACGCGGCGGCGGGTTCCAGGGATCAGGCGGGGTTCGTGTTCGAGCCGGCCAAGACCGTGGTGCAGAAGTCCAAGGCGCTCAAGGGCAATCTCGAGGTCTTGACGCGGCTCATCCGAGCTCCGCGCACCGGGGGGGTCTTCCGGGTCCTGTCCAAGGCAGGGGACCTCGCTTACGGGGCCAACGTCCACGCCGGGGTCATCGACGAGATCCACGTACACAGGACGCGGGACCTCATCGACGCGATCTCCACGGGCACGGCCGCCCGGGAACAGCCGCTGGTCATCTTTATCACCACCGCGGATGACGGGGATGAGACATCCATCTACGCGGAGAAGCACGGCTACGCGATAGACCTGGCCGAGGGTCGGCACGTCGATCCCAGCGTCTACGGGGTGATATGGGCAGCCTCGAGGGAGGATGACCCGTTCGCCGAGGAGACGTGGCGCAAGGCTAACCCGAACTACCCGATATCCCCCACGCCGGAGTTCCTGCAGACGGAGGCCCGCAAGGCCCAGGCACGACCGTCCTCGTTGCCGAAGTTCCTGCGGCTGCATCTGAACGTGCGGATGGCCGATGAGGGATCGCGGGTGGATTGGGGATGGACCGAGGCCGCCGGGATGGTGGTCGAGGACAAGCTGAAGGGCAAGACGTGCTGGGGAGGGCTGGTCACCCGGACCGCCCAAGACCTGACCGCGATCGCCTGGACCTTCCGCTCTCCCGAGGTCCCCGATGAGACCTGGACGCTCTGGCGCTACTTCATGCCCGAGGAGCGCTTCGCCTCGTTGCTCGAGCGCACCGGGGGAGCCGCGGAATCCTGGAAGCGGGAAGGCCGCATCAGGTTCACCGAGGGCAACGTCATCGACGTAGCGGCACACCTGGCGCAGATCCGAGTCGATGCTGCGCGGTTCGATGTGGCCGAGCTCGCCTACGACCCCAACGGCGCCATCGGCATCATCTCCGCGCTCATCGAGGACGACGCTTTCCCGGTCGTGCCGATATACGCGAACACCCCGGGCTCCGCGCTGGTCGATTGGGAGGGCCAGGTCCGGGCGGGCAGGTATCGCCACGGCTCCAACCCGGTGATGGTCTGGGAGATGAGCAACATGGTGCTGCGGACATCGGCGGGTGGGGTGTCCAAGATAGACCCGAAGGCTTCGCATGATGTCGTACCCGGGGCGGTGGCCGCGGAGATGGCGCTGCGGCGCGCGCTGCTCGCGCAGGACGCCAAGCCGTCCGAGATGGTCCTGACCTACCGCTAGCAGGAGGATGCTGATGCCGCCGATCGACGTGAAGACGGCGGCCGTGGGATCGCCGCCCTGGTATCTGGCCCGGATGTTCGCCGCACTGATGCAGCGCCAACCCGGTCTCACGCAGCTCGACAACTATTACGAGGGCAACCAGCCGCTGAAGTTCGCCGCGGAGCGCTTCCGCCGAGCATTCGGCAAGCAGTTTCTACCGTTCGCCGAGAACATCTGCCCCCTCGTGGTCGATACGGTCGAGCAGCGTCTGGACGTGATCGGGTTCCGCATCGCCACACGTCAGAAGACCATCTCCTCTAAGGCGTGGGACATCTGGCAGCGCTCGCAGATGGACTCGGAGAGCGAGATAGCCCATTCAGAGGCGCTCACGCTAGGGATGAGCTACGCGCTGGTGTGGAACGCGGACGATTCGGCCACCACGCCGCAGATCACCGTGGAGTCTCCGCACGAGACCATCGTGGAGCACTTCCCCGGGAGTCGGTGGGCGCGCGCCGCGGCGCTGAAGGCATGGAAGGACGACTGGACCGGCTACGTCAACGCGACGCTGTATCTGCCCGATGAGGTCTTCAAGTACCGCTCGAGCCAGAAGGTAGAGCGGGGCTCGGACATGCGGAGCCTGACGTGGGAGGTACGCGAGGTCCCGGGGGAGACCTGGCCGCTACCCAACCGCCTGGGACGGGTTCCGGTAGTCCCCCTCTACAACCGCCCCCGACTCAGGCGACCTGCGCGCTCGGAGATCATCGACGTGATCCCGTCGCAAGACGCGATCAACAAGCTGACGATGGACATGCTGGTCGCATCGGAATATGGGGCGTTCCGTCAGAGGGTGCTGACCGGCGTGGACGTGCCGAAGGACCCCGAGACGGGTCAGATCATCAAGGACTACTGGAAGCAAGCACTCGAGGCGTTCCTGATCCTTCCTAACGCGGATGCGAAGGCCACCAGCATCGAAGCTACCGACCTGTCGAACTACGTGCAGGGGATCGAGCACGAGATCCAGAAGGTAGCGACCCGGACGCAGACCCCGCCCCACTACTTCTTCCTGCGCGGCGAGTTCCCCAGCGGCGAAAGCATCGTGGCCGCCGAAGCCGGGCTGGTGTCCAAGGCGCGCCGACGGATGCGGCACTTCGAGGACGCATGGGAAGAGGTCATCCAGCTTGCCCTACAGGTCGCCGGGACACAGGTGCCGCTTACCGCGATCGAGACGCTGTGGAAGGACCCGGAGTCCCGCACCGAGGCGCAGCACATCGACGCGATCGGCAAGAAGCGCCAGATGCTCGAGGTCCCGCTCGAGCAGGCATGGGAAGACGCCGGGTACACCCCGACGCAGATCGACCGGATGCGCGAGATGCGCGCCGCGGAGATCGCAGCCGCGCCCGCGACGGGCGTCGGTACGCCGGCCGAGATGATGAATCCGGCCTAAGCAGGAAGGAGAGCCGCGATGGCTCAGGACGAAGGCTCTGGCGATCAGGGCGGCAAGGATGGTGCAGGCAAGGACGACCTAGACCCCGTGGCCGCGAAGGCCGCGCTTGAGATCGTCGGCAAGATGAAGGACGCCGGGGTCGAGGACCCGTCGACGGTCCTTGACCTGGTCGGCAAGCTCCGGGCGTTCGAGAAGGGCGACAAGCTCCCGAGCAAGATCGAGAAGGAGCTGAAGGAACTGCGGACCAAGGTGGCCGATGCCGATGGTGCATCGCGCTCGGAGGCCGAGAAGCTCGCGCAGCAACTCGTGGACCTGCAGGCCAAGATGGACGAGTCCTCGAGCAGGGGGCAGGCCCGTATCGCCAAGGCCGCCATCAAGGCCGCCGCAGCGTCTGCGGGTGCGACTTACCCCGACGACATCCCCAAGCTCATCGAGCCCGGTGACGTCGAGTTCGACGACGACGGCGAACCTACGAACGTGGATCGGCTCGTCGAAGCCCTGAAGAAGTCCCGTCCCGCTCTGTTCGGGACACGCACCCCCGGCTCCGGCGACGGAGGTCCGCGGGGTGGTGCCGCCAGCGGTGCTGACGGGATGGAGGGATTGCTCCGCGCAGCCGCGGGGCATTAGCGAGGGTTCCGCTCTGCGGGGCTCTCTGGATCTGAGGAGGTATCCGCATGGCGGACATCGACCGCAATGACGCGGCAGGTCTGTTGGCCGATCAGAACATCCAGGACATCTTGCAGAACGCGGTGGAGTTCTCCGCGGCGCTGCGGACGTTCCGGACGGTTCGGCTCTCGACCAAGGTCGCGAAGTACCCGATCCTGACGGTGCTCCCGCAGGCTGGTTGGCTCTCGGGCGACACGGATAACAAGCCCACGGCCGAGTCGCAGTGGGACAAGAAGACCATCACGGCCGAAGAGGCCGCGGTGATCGTGCCCATCCCCGAGGCCGTCTTCGATGACACCGAGTTCGGTGTCTGGGAGGAGGTCCGTCCGCGGATCGCCGAGGCGCTCGGCAAGATCGTCGACGCCGCGGTGTTCTTTGGGACCAGCGCACCCTCGGGGTTCGATGACTCCCTGTTCGAGGGAGCGACGTCAGCGGGACAGGTCTACTTCGAGGGAGGCTCCGGGGTGGACCTGGCAGAGGACATCAACCAGACATGGGGGATGGTCGAGGCCGTAGGTGCCGACGTGAACACGCAGTACGCATCGCGGGCGATCCGGATGCGGCTGCGCGGCCTGCGTGACGACAACGGCGTGCCGATCTACCTGGAGTCCCTGCGGGGAGACCGGGCGGACCGCTCGCTCATGGGTGAGGACATCACCTTCGTCACCAACGGCGCGTGGGACTCCGACTCGGCCACGATGATCGTGGGCGACCGTTCCGCGGCCATCATCGGCATCCGTCAGGACGTGACCTACAAGATCCTGACGGAGGCCACGCTCACCGACGGCTCGGGCAACATCACGTTCTCGCTCGCCGAGCAGGACATGATCGCGCTGCGTGCCAAGTTCCGTCTCGGCTTCGTGGTGGCGGACACGGTGCGTTCGGAGACCGGGGGCCAGGAGTACCCGTTCGCGGCGCTGGCGCCGGCGTCCTAGACCCCGGTGGGCCGTGAGAGCGTGTTCGGCGCTATCTACAGGTCGAACCGCTGGCACGGCACGGAGACGCGCTCAGGGCCGGGCTCGACGTATGCCTCTACATCGAGGCTGCGTCGGGTCCTGCCCGAGCTCATCGCCGGCATCGGGGCAACATCGGTCCTTGATGCCGCTTGTGGCGCGTCCTGGTGGATGCCGGACCTGCCCGGCTACATAGGCATCGACATCGTTCCCGAGGCCGTTCAGGCCGCGGCCGAGCGGTTCCCCGGACGGACTTACCACGTCGGGGATATCTGCACCGCGGAACTTCCTCGGTGCGACGTGATCGTGGCGCGCGATGTCCTGGCGCACCTGTCCAACGCCGAGGTTCTCAAGGCGCTCGGCAACTTCCGGCGCAGCGGCCCCATATGGCTGTGCGCCACGACGTTCGAGGGCTCGGACAACACCCGGGACACCCGGGCCGGGGGCTACCACGAGTACGACCTGGAAGCCCCGCCGTTCGCACTCGGTCGGCCGTGGCTCGTGATCGAGGACGGCTACTGGGAGGACGAGCTGATCTATCCGACGAAATACCTGGGGGTCTGGGCGTGCGCGTGGTGAGCTTGGTCCCTTGGAGGCCGGGAGACCCGTTACGCGAGCGGCACTGGGCTTTCGTCCGCCCGCACCTGGAATCGCTCGGCTACGACCTGTTCACCGGGGACTCTGTCGGGCCGTGGGCTCGAGCCGCGGCGTGCAACTCAGCGGCCGAGCAGGCCGGGGCCTGGGACGTGGCGCTCATCACGGACGCCGACACGCTGCTTGAGCCCGATGCGGTCGCAAGGGCCGTCCATATGGTGCGTCGTGGTGGCGCGGTACGTCCGCACGACCACCGCTACATGCTCGGTCCCGTTGCGACCAAGCGGTTGCTTACCCACGGACTGGAGGACATGCCTGCGCGGTTCCTGCGCTGGACCGTTCCCGGAGGCGGAGCGCTCGTGATCTCCCGGACGGCCTGGGACAAGGTCGGCGGCTACGACACGCATTACGTCGAGTGGGGGCATGAGGACACGGCCATGAACATCTCGCTCGTGGATCGCTGGACCATGATCCCCGGCAACTCCTACCACCTGTTCCACCCGCCGCCCAACATGCGGACCCCGACGGCTCGAGCCAACCGAGGGCTGATGGAGGCGCACCGGGAGGCGCATCGGGACGCTATCGAGCGGGCCTCACGCCGCGCGGGCTTCGACCTCAACACGGTGCTGTGATCGGGGTCATCGTCCTTGGGCCGGAGGCGTCGGGAACCCGCTACACCGCGGCGCTGCTTGAGGCTGCGAACTGGGACGAGTCGAACCGACTGGTACGCCGGTCGCTTCCCTACGCGAAAGGCTATCCTCGGTTGCCGGCGATCATGGCCGAGCTGGACCGCAACGATACCCGCGTGATCCTGACGAGCCGCCGCGCCGACTGCCTCGGTCTGTCGCAGGTAAGCAACGGGCACGCGGCGACGTGGCAGGAAGGGCTCGTGATGGCGCAGCGAGCCTATGCATGGGCGATCACCAACTGCGCGCAACTCATGCTGCCGTTCCTGCTCACGTCCTACGAAGCGTTCGCAGACCCCGGATACCGCTGCTGGGTCGCCGACTGGGCCTGGGACTCCTCGGACCACGAGGCGGCAGTGGGGTACGGGTGGCTGGACGGCAACGCGAAGTACCTGAGCGATGCCGAACTCGTGGAGCAGCTCGCGTGATCATCCCTCGCGTGTATCACAGGATATGGCTCGACGAGCAGGTCCCGCGACGCTTCGAGGACTACTGGGACAGGTTCAAGGCGCTGCATCCATCGTGGGAGTTCGTGACCTGGGACGACTCGTCACAGCTCGGGTGGATGCGGACCAAGGCGTTGTTCGACAGGTGCCAGACGTGGGCGGGCAAGGCGGACCTGCTCCGGTACGAGATCATGCTGGCCCACGGCGGCGTCTACGTCGACACGGACGTGGAACCGCTGCGACCGTTCGACCCGCTCCTAGACGATGACCGGCCGTTCGCGGCGTGGGAGAAGGACCGGGTCCTGCTCTGCCCCACGGTGCTCGGTTCGCCCCCGGGACATCCGGCGTTCGCGGCCGTGTTGGACTACCTACCGGGCTGGTTCGATCACCAGCCGGGAACCAAGCCCAACTACCAGACGGGGCCGGTGCCGTTCACCCGCGTGTGGCGCCGACGCCGCGACGTCCGGCGGCTTCCCCGCGAGACGTTCTACCCGGTGCTGTGGTGGGAGCGGGAGCGGCTCGGAGGGCCGTATCCCCCGGAGTCCTACTGTGTACACCATTGGGTCGCAGGCTGGAAAGCGCAGACGGGGGTGCCCTGGTGATCTCCGTACTGGTCCCGTTCCGCGAACCGGGGGACGGGCATCGCACGAAACTCTGGGACCTGATCGCCGCCAGCCTGCACAAGAGCTTCGCTGAGGTGCTCGTCGGAACAGACGACGGGTTGCCGTTCAACAAGGGAAAGGCCGTGAACGCCGCCGCGTCCCGAGCGTCCGGCGGCGTGTATCTCATCACCGACGCCGATACCTGGGTGTCCCCCGAGCTGGTCGGCAAGGCTCTGGACGCCATCACCGTCGGAGCCGCGTGGTCTAAGCCGTGGAACCTGAAACTGAAGCTCGACGAACAGACGACTCGGGATATCCTGGCGCAAGGCCCAGCCTGGGACGGGACGCTGACACCCCGCCAGCGCAAGGGCTTGGAGAACCTGAACACGTTCGTCGCTGCCCCGCCGCTGCTCGTTACCCGCGAAGCATTCGACGGCGTCGGGGGGATGGACGAGCGCATCGCCGGCTGGGGGCAGGACGACGTCACCTTCGCCCGGGCGCTCCGGGTGCTCTACGGGGCTCCGGTGATGATGCGCGGCACCTGCATCCACCTGTGGCACCCCCGCATCGGCCGCAGCGGGCGGGACCTGTGGGACGGACAGACGAGCGACGCGGAGAACCGAGCTATCGCCGCGGCGTACCTGAGAGCACGAAGGCCGGAGCAGATGCGCGAGCTGATCGCGAGCAGGTGACCGAGCGTCGTCGGCATGAAGGTGAGGCGCGGGCGTCCGGGGCCGCAAGGCGTCAACCGGCGACGGCGCGGTCAATCTCCAAAGGAGGTCCCTAGTTGCCGTTCCCCACGCCGAGCGCGACCACCGTAGCCCGAGGTTTCCCCGACGCCGCCACGATCCAGGCCCGCTCGGTCAGCCGCGACGAGGAAGGCGGCGAGGCCGAGTCCTGGTCCTCGGTCTACACCGGTATCCCGGCGCAGCGCTCGGCGTTCTTCCCCGGGTCCGGCCCTGAGTCCGAGCTGGTCGCCCCGGGGGCGATCACGCAGGCCCGGGAGCAGCGGCTCATCCTGCTCGGGGACTTCCCCGACATCACCGAGGCCCACCGCGCCCTGGTAGCCGGGATCACCTACGACATCACCGGGGTAGAGCGGGACTCCTGGGCCATCCTGACGCCGCTACGCATCGTGGAGCGTGAGCCTTGATCCGCATCCAGGTGTTCGGCGTCCCCCAGGCCGTGGCCAAGTTCGCCGCGCTCGGCGTCGCGTCCAAGGCCGCGGGAGCCGGGATCGTCGCCAGCGGAGCGGCGGAGGTCGAGCAGGCCGCGAAGGCCCGCGCCCCGGTGCTCACGGGCGCGCTGCGGGACTCGATCCATACCGAGACCGACTCCGAGGGCGCGCGGGTGGGCACCAGCATCCCCTACGCCGCTCCAGTCGAGTTCGGCACCAGCGATACCCCCGCCCAGCCGTTCCTTCGCCCCGCCGCCGACCAGGCCGCCCCCGGGTTCGCCCGCGCTGCCTCGGTGCTGCTCGCTCGCTTGTTCCGCTAGCCCCCCGCGCGGGGGTTGCACAAGAGAAAGAAGCCCCCCAGCCGAAGCCAGGGGGCATTCTCCGGTCCATTACCGCCGCGCAAGAACGCGGTTGAACTTCGTGATCCTCGCCTCCAGCGCGTCCGCTCGTACCTCTGCCGTCTGCGTCATGCGGAGCGCGACTAGCAGCTCGCCCCACATCGTGATCGCAGCGGCGAGTCGGTCTTCCTCGTTGATGTCGATGGCGCAGGCGCAGGTTTTGAGGGCCTCCACGACGCGCTGCCATCCTTCCCACTCGTCCATCAACTCGAGTCGGTTCGGTTCCATGTCTCACCTCCTCCCTCCGTCACCCACCAGTATGAGAATGGAGGTCGGTTTCTCCGGTCTGCGCCGCAACGTAACCTGCGGGTTCACACGCGAAAGCCCAGGTCAAAAAAAGATTTGACACCTGCGCCCCAACGGTTCCGGGGACGGCATCTCATCACATAAGGCAACACGGACAACACGGTCAGGCACGGCTTCGAGATGTTCTTGGAGGTGAACCCCTGAGTACCGACTCCCTGCTCTACGACGTGCTCTCGGCGACCTCGGCGAGTGACCGCGTCTACCCCCTGGTCTTCCCCCTCGGCGTGACGCTGCCGGTGCTCACCTACCAGCGCGTGTCCACTCAGCGCGTGCGCGTACACGAGGGCACCTCGCTCGTCGGCGCGCTGTATCAGGTGACGTGCTGGGACAACACCCCGGCCGGCGCCCGAGCGCTCGCCCGCGAGGTCGTCGGGGCGCTTGAGGACATGACCACCGAGGCCGGTCGAGCCCTGGTGCAGAACCAGCTCGAGGGCTTCGCGCCGGAGCAGAAGCTCCACCGCGTGATCGTCGACGTCCGCCTGTGGGTCGGGCTGGAGGAGGAGGTCGCCACGAGCTGAACCGTCCGGCCATGACCGCACGAGAGAAAGGACAGCACGATGACCGATGCATTCCTCGCTCAGGGTTGGACCGTCACGTTCGGTGGCGACTCCATCGACGAGATCAAGACCTTCGACCTCGGCGTGACCAGCGCCAGGGTGGAGGTCACGAACCACGACTCGGAGTCGGGCACCCGCGAGTACATCGCCGGGCTGAAGGACCCCTCACAGATCACGTTCTCCTGCAACCACGTCACCTCCCACGCCGCGTTCGAGGCCGTGGTGGGCGACAGTTCCTCACCCGCATCGCTCGTGATGACGAGCCCCGGGGGCTTCGACTACACGGTCGACGCCTACGTGAGCGGGTTCACCGTCCACGCTCCGGCGACGGGCGAAGAGGAGACCGTGGACCTGGAGTTCACGACTACCGGAGTCATGGTAAGCGCTTCCTAGCTCCTCCCTGAACCACCAGCACTACCAGCACCATCCGTCCTATCCCGCACTACCGAAGGAGGCTGCCGCATGGGCAAGTACCTGTCCGCGGAACAGATCTTCGCCGCCGATGACATCGAGACCGAAGAGGTCAACGTCGTCGAGTGGGGGGGCCCGGTCTTGGTCCGAGGGCTATCCGGTGCCGAGCGCGAACGGTGGGAAGCCGCCGTCGGCTACATCAAGGGCGACCGCTTCGTCCCCAAGGGCAACGCGACCGCGCGGCTGATCCAGATGGCCCTTGTCGAGCCCAAGATGAGCGAGGACCAGGTAGGCAAGCTCGGCCGCAAGTCCTCGGCGGCCCTTGCTCGGGTGGGCGAGGTCGCCAAGCGCCTGTCGGGCATCGGCGAGAAGGACATGGAGTTCCTGGAGGGAAACTCCGACAGCGAGGGGAGCGGCGATTCTACTTCCGCCTCGCCCTCGCTCTCGGCCGCACCGTCGCCGAACTCCTCGGTTCCATCTCCAGTCGCGAGCTGACTGAATGGATGGCGCTAGAAGCCGTCGAGGGGCCGCTGCTCGGACCCCGCCGCGACGACCTGCGGGCCGGTGTGATCGCCGCGACGGTCGCCAACGTCAACCGTGGACGGCGCGACAAGGCGCTGTCTGCGGAGGACTTCATACTGCGCTTCGAGGCCCCCCGAGAGGTGGAACCTCAGGAAGCCGAGGACGCCTTGCGGCGTCTGGCGAAGTGATGGCCGTCCTTCGGGGCGGCCTCCTTCGCGTGGAAGGGGTCTAAGTGGCGACGGTCTCCGAACTGTTCGTGCGGATCGGCGCGGATACGGCTGGTCTGACGAGGGGCCTCGCGCTCGCGTCGGCTCAGGTAAAGAAGTTCGGCACGAGCACTACCGCCGCATCAGCAACGGGTGTTTCGAGCGCCGCCCGGATCGGGGGGGCCTTCACGACCGCCGCAGCCGGTGTCGGGGTCGCGCTCGGTGCGATGACCATCGCCGCCGTGAACGACTTCCAGACCATCGCCGGCGAAACGCGCACCCTCGAGAAGCAACTCGGCACGACCGCCGAGCAGGCTTCCATCCTCCGCGCTCAGGGTGAGGCTCTGGGCGTCGGGGTGGACAAGCTGTCGGTCGGGTTCGGCATCTTCTCCAAGCATCTGGTCGCGGGCGATGCGGTGCTAGCGCAGTACGGGATCACCGCGGCGCGAACCGCCGATGGGCAACTGGACTTCCAGGCGATCCTCAGTCAGCTCTCGGACACTTTCAACGCGATGCCCCCCGGGCTCGCGCGTACCGCCGCGGCGATGAACCTGTTCGGGCGCTCGGGCAAGTCACTGCTTCCGCTGCTCGCGGCCAACTCCGAGGAGCTCGCGACGTTCGCGCAGAATGCCCGTGACGCGGGACTGGTCATGTCTGAGGAAGACGTCACCGCGGCGCGTGAACTCTCCATCGCGCAACGCGAACTCGGGGCGGCGTTCGATGGGCTCCAGGTTTCTCTCGCCCGTGCTGTCATCCCGATCCTCACGGACCTCGCGGAGGTCCTCAGGCTGGTCGTGGCTGCCATCGGACCCGCGCTGCCGCTGATCCGTTCGGTCGGTCTCGCGTTCCTGGCGTACAAGCTGATCGAGTTCATCCCGATCCTGTTCGGCAAGATCGCGGCAGGTCTCGGAGCCTTGGTCGCCGGACTGACCGGAACGACCGCGGCGACCACTGCACAGACCGCCACGACCATCGACGAGGCCGCGGCGATGACGCTGCTCGCCTCGGCCATAACGACCGAGCTGGTCCCCGCACTCGCCGCGGTCGTCGCCATGAACGGTGAGGTAGCGGCATCCGCGGGCTTGGCCGCAGGAGCCGAGGCCGCGATCCCGGCGGGGTTCGCCGCGAGGGCATCGGGGCTCATCGTCCCTGGAGCACTCGCAGGCGGAGCGGCAGCGGGCGGAGCGGCCGTTACCGGCGGCCTAGGTGCCTCGGTCACCGCGCTGGCCGGGCCCATCGCCCTGGGCGTGGCCGCCGTCGCCATCTTGCACACGATCACCAGCAAGCTCGCCCAGGAAGCCACCGAGGCCAAGGCGGCGTTCGACCTCATCGCGCAGAGCACCGTTCAGGGCGCGACGAGCATCGAGGACTTCAACGCCGCGGCCGCTGAGACCCGCGAGCACCTGTCGGGGGTTGGTCTGGATCTCTTCGACCAGGCGCTCGAACAGGTCAGACCCGGGGTCGAGAGTCTCGCGCTAGGTTTCGAGGTCATGCAGCAGAAGGCCGCGCTGGCCGGCGCGGTCATCCACTCCTCGGTCGTCGCTGGGCTGGCGGACCTGGACCCGCAGATAGACAAGGCATCCGCTGGGCTGGCGCAGATGGGCGTCGACGTTTCGGCCTTCCGCAAGGACGCCCGGGACGCGCTCCGCAAGTCACGAACGGACTTCGGGGCATGGGGGACCTTCACGCGGTCCACGCTCCAGTCGGCGGCGCAGGCGATGCAGTCCTGGCAGGCCGCCGCGGCCGAAAGCCTCAACTTCGTTGACGACGCGTTCGGGACGATAGCCTCGAACTTCGAGGGCAACGCGGGCAAGATCGACGCCGCTTTGACCAAGGCGTTCAGCTCGCAGCGCAGGTTCGCCCGCGACCTCAACTCCATCATTGCCGACGGGACCAAGGGGTCCAAACTCCTGGTGCAGCAACTCGTCGCGCTCGGTCCTGCGGGAGCCGACGCCGCGCACGCGATCGCCGGGGCGTCCGAGGAAACGCGGGGCTCCATCGAAGCGACCCTCCGCAAGGCGCAGGAGTTCGCGGCCACCACGGCGGCGGACCTGTCCAAGCAGATCCTCGGCACGCTCGGAGACATCCGCGACGTGCTCCAAGCCATCACGAAGCGGTGGGGCATCACGGTAGACGTCGGCGGCAATGCCCGGAGCGAACTCGCTGCCATCGGCGATTCGATCGCGCAGCTCCCCTCACGCAAGACCATCCAGATCATCGTGCAGCGCGGCTTCCACGCCGGGGGGCTGGTCATGCACGCCGGCGGCATGGTTCCGCCCTCGTCCGAGGTCATGGCCCACGCGGCACGTCTTCACTCGGGGGGGATGGGCCCGGGCGAGGTTCCGGCGATCCTGCAGCAAGGCGAGTTCGTGATGCAGCGTCACGCCGTCCAGAGCATCGGGCTGCCGACCCTTCAGACGCTCAACCGGATGCACTCCGGCGGTCCCGTCGAGGTCCCCTGGTCCGTTCCCGGCGTGGGACAGGTCGCCAAGCGCGGGGATGACCTCAAGGTAGACCTGAGCGTAGACCGGCGCCGCTTCGGCCGCGCCCTGGATTACGACACGCTCGCCAGTGGCCGATGACGTGGACCGTCGCGACGTTCGAGCTGGACGGGACGCCGGTATCCGCCGACCTGCCCATAGGTGACTTCTCGTTCACGCACTCGCTCGACGGTCCAGGCTCCTTCGAGGCCGCGTTCTCGATGCACAACATCGCCCGGGACGACATCGAGCCGGGACAGCGCGACTACAAGGTGTTCGACGGAGCCACGCTCCGCGCCGAGGGCCGTATCTGGATCGCACGGGTGGATACGAACGCGAACCGCCTAAGCGGCAAGCTCATCGGCGAAGGGCTCGGGGGCATCCTGCGGCGCCGCGGCATCGACTGGGAGGTCCGCTACGAGAAGGTTACCGAGACCCCCACGAACCTGAATACGTCCTATGGGTTGTCTCAAGAGGAGGTCGTCTGGGACCTGATCGACCGCTCGCAAGCCGAGACCGGGGGGGACCTGGGACTCACGCAGGGGACGCACACCGGAGGCTCTCACCTACGCCGCGCCTGGTACTGCGTCGAGGACGGCCTGTTCATCTCCGACGTGCTGGATGAGTACGCGGCACTGTCCGACGGGATCGACTGGGCCATCACGCCGACGCTCACCGATGCATCCTCCCGGGCGTTCGTGACCTTCAACCCATCTCGCGGGAGTGACCTGTCGGGCTCGGTGACGCTGGACGGGACGCAGTACCTGGACACGCTCAGCTACGAGATCGACGCCGGCCAGATCGTGTCCCGGGGTCACGCGGTCGGCTCGGGGGACTGCGATCCCCCGGTGGGGGACTGGCCGGATGCCTCGGCGCTGGCCACGTACGGACTGCTTGAGGACTTCGACAGCGTCGACTCGGACGACCAGGACGACGCGGACGAGCGGGCGCAGGCGCTCATCTCCGACACGCCGGTCGTGGGTTCGGATGTCTGGTACGAACTCTCAAGCGGCCCCGCCCTCGGCACGTTCGACGTGGGGGACATCATCACCCTTCAGTCCTCCCGTCCGGGGTGGGAGCTCGACATCCCCGTGCGGGTGCAGGAGATCGAGGTCTCCGTGCAGATGCCGGACAACGTGTTCGTCCGCGTCAACTGGGCGATGGTGGGGGACGTGGGCTCGTGAAGCCCAAGTATCCCCGGGGGGACACCGCCGAGCTCGCACGCAAGGCCGGGGGTCACGGCAAGCGCGCCAACCGCCACCGGAAGAACCCCTGCCCACACCGGCCGGCGCAGATCGACTCCGGGGACCTGTTCGGGGAGTTCTTCAAACGCCCCGGAAAGGGACGGCACAACCGCTGGCGCTGGCGCATCCGCTGGCCCGAGGTCCGCTTCGACGCCGACGGCTTCCCGCTCATCGTCCGCACCTACGCCGTCGAGGTCGAATACAGCGCGAACGAGGTCGACTGGTTCCTGCTCGACCGCATCCAGGTCCCGGCCAAGGATGATGACGACGACAACGACAAGGTGCAGAAGATCATCAAGGGTATCCGGGCGCGGCTCGCTTACCGCTACCGGGTGCGGGCGATCGGGGTCAACTGCAAGGCCGAATGGTCCGACTACTTCACCGATACCCTGTCCCAAGGCCCCCCGGCGCCGTCCAACGTGTCGATCCATCGGCGTCCCCACGGCATCTTCGTCAACTGGGACGAGGAGGTAGACGACACCGACGACGACGATGAAGGCGAGATATTCCACGACGACGTGGACCACGCCGTAGCGCAACTGTTCCTGGGGACCGAGCCCTACACCTTCCCAACCTGGGTAGCGTTCACCGGGGAAGAGTCCGACGACAAGCTCTCCGCAACCTCTCACGGGCTAGCCAACGGGGATATCGTCATGGTCCGGGGGGCATCTCTCCCTGCGGGTCTGAAGGTCGGTCGGCGTTACTACGTCGTGAGCTCGGCGACCAACGACTTTAAGGTGTCTCTGACCTCCGGGGGCTCGGCGGTCAACCTCACCGCTGATGGGTCCGGGTACTTCATGCGCGACCTGTATCACTGGAAGCGGCATCTGAAGAAGACACAGGTCCGCTTCCACGTCGATGCGTCGGATATCGACGAGGATCAGAAGTTCTTTGCCCGCGTGCTGAACGTGGACGATGACCGGGATCGTTCGGCGTTCATCCCGGCCACGCTGGGGGGGAACTCGGACCCCGACGCCGACCCGGACGGTCGTCTGCCGAAGATGATCCGTCGTGTCATCACGTTCAACGTCCCCGGGCCGCTCGTCGTGGGGACCTATAAACCCCCGAACCGCTTCGATGACGACTACATCATCCGGCGTTACACCGGGGCAGCCGATACCGCAGGGACCGGCGGAGCAGCCATCATCGACCTCCAGGTGCGTCCGGTCGGGGGGGCTTACGCCTCCGTGTTCGAGGACGACACGGGGGACATGCTCTCGCTGCCGGCAGGGGACGATGACGGGTCCACGAAGCTGATCCATAACCGCGCCGTTGAGCGAGGGGACCACTTCAAGGTCAAGGTCGTCTCGCTCGGCTCGACCCCCCCGGAAGACCTGACCCTGCAGATTATCGCGGACCGGGTGGGGTAAGTGGGCTGGACGCCCGGGGCCTCGGTCGGTCTGTCGAGCACGACGGGCATCTTCGGTTGCGGCGATGGTCACTACCTGTGGGTGACCGGGCTAACGTCCTTCCCTAGTCAGGTCGGGCACTTTGAGCGTTACGAGCCCTCAACGGATACCTGGACGGATATCACGCGCTGGGGGACGACCTGGCGCCGAGACTGCGCCGTTGCATACCACGGCGGGAACGTGTATCTCATATCAGGGACCGAAGGCAGCGACGGGAGCGGGTCAGGGTCCAGCACCGCGGTCGTCCGCGTCTACGACACCATAGGCGACTCCTGGTCTACGGTAACGAGCATCCCGACCGCCGTGTACCAGGCCCAGGCGGGCGTTGTCGGAGACTTCATCTACGTCTATGGCGGATACGGCAGCCTGGCGATGCAGGTCTATGACATCATCGGCGATTCGTGGTCCTCCGGTGCCAGCCTGCCGTTCACGGACCTGAACGTTCCTAACCAGGCCGTCGTCGTGGGAGATCTCATCCACATCATCGGCGGCGCCGATTACGGCGGCACCTACGATCTCCGAAACCACGTCACCTACGACACGGTTGGCGATACCTATGACACCGGGTTCGCCGATATGCCCAGCTCTCTTGGTGGAGGTGGCTGGGGGCCGGATGGTAGCGGGGCGTTCCTCAACTCCGCCACGGGGGCGATCTGGCTCGTCGTAGGGTTCGCCGATAACGGTGGCTCCACAGACGCTACCGTGGTCTGGACGCCGGATACCTGGGTGGATGGTCCCGCTGCTCAGTTCTCCTTAGGAACCGTCCGCATCGCCGCCGCTGTGGACGGAGGCGGGATCCTTGTCGCGGTGACGGCATCTACGACCGACCTGCTCTATCAGGCTTCGTTCGGTTACTGGGACGGATAGATAGGAGCTAGATGGTCTCGTTCCCAACCTCGCTCGACTCCTTCACGAACCCGACGTCCTCGGATTCGTTGAACACGACCGGTGTCCTTCATGATGTCGAGCACTCGGACGCGAACGACGCCATCGAGGCGCTGGAAGCCAAGGTCGGCATCGACTCATCGGCGGTAACGACGTCGCTGGATTACAAGGTCGCTCGGGGAGCCCATTCCTCCCTCGCGTATGGGCGGATGTCCAGGACCTCGGATCAGACCATCTCGCAGGTGACGCTCACGGTCATCTCGTGGCAGGCGGAAGACGCCGACACCGACTCGATGGTGGACATCGGGGGGAACCCGACCCGGCTGAAGTTCACGACCGCGGGGCTCTATCTCGTCATGGTGCAGAGTTCCTGGGCGAACAACTCGACCGGATTCCGCTTCGTTGAGATACAACTGAACTCGGCGGGAGCAGGAAGCGGAACAACGCTGGCTCGGGACCGAAGACAGTCCACCACGGGTAGCGGGGAAACCGAAGCGGTCGTCAGCACCATCTACAACGCGGCGGCGAACGACTACGTCGAGGTCTACGTGTACCACGCGGCAGGCGGCAACTTGAACTTCGACTACACCAAAGCCTATCTGAGCGCGATCCGGCTGGGCTGATGCCGACCGGCTACCGGGAATCCGGCCAGGAATACCGCAGCTCCATCCCCTACCGGGGGACCGCGGGAAACACCGTCTCGCATGTTGCCGGGGTGGCGGCCCTGTCGGGCGGCGCGCATGTCATAGCGCACGGTGTCGCCCACGCCGCAGGGACGCTTACCCTGGCCGGGGGGACGCACGAGGCTATCCGCGGTCCGGTGGTGGCTCATGTCGCCGCGTCCGTTGCCCTGTCTGGCGCATCCGCCGCCCTCTCGGGGACACGAGCGCACATCGCAGCCACGGTCTCGCTTGCGGGCGGTACGGATACGGTGCTTCACGGCCCGACCGTCACTCATTCGGCCGCGGTAGTCACGCTCGCGGGCGGCGATCACAGCTTCAACGTCACGGTAGATGTGCTGTATACGGCCGTGGCGACCTGGGGTATCCCGCTCCGCTCGCCCGTTCCCGCCTAGCTCGCGAGGAGGTCATCTTGTCGGTTCACTACGTCTTGCGCCGCTCCGACCGGGACAAGGTCTCCGGGCCGCTGGAGCTCGACACGGCCATCCGCCGCGCCTGGCGTCCGCTGCGCCGCGTCGGGGGAGAGGTGAGGGTCAAGCGCCGCGGGCAGGATCGCTGGCGCCACTTCAAGACGGGTGCGCCGGCCCTGGACTACGCCCGGTCTCTCCTCCGCAAGGGAGAGACCGGGACGGTCGTGCAACTCGCGGCAGGCGAACTCGTCTGCTACCTGCGCCGCGTCGAGACCGCACCCCCGGTCAAGCAGACGGACGGTAACTCGGACATCGACCGTATCTACACCGCGGTCATGGCGGCGTTCAAGGTGTCGAGCTACGGCATCTGCTCTCGGCGCAAGATCGCGGGCTCGAGTTCGTGGACGCAACACTCGCCGTGGCCGGCGCCTGACCCTGGTTCGAACGCGTGGGACATCGGCGCGTCGTTCTCCACGTTGTCCAAGGTCAAGGACTTCCTGCACGCGCAGGCACTCGCGTATCAACGCAGCAACGGGAAGGACGGCCTCCCGGTGGGTAGATGGATATTCAACCGCCAGATATGGGACCCGGCCCAAGGCATCCATTACTACGGCGGGAGTGACCCGCACACCGGGCATATCCATTGTGAAGGGACCCCCGAGAGGACCGGACAACCGCGTGCGAGCTGTCCGTGATCGCGTCGAGTGTGAGCGATATCACCGTAGCCGCGTTCGGCGCCGTCGCGATCATCCTGGCGGCGGTCTTGCCCGTGTTGCTGCTCAACCGGCGCACGCTCAAACGCACGCAAGGCTCTATCGACACCGGCAACGAGCGGTCCCTGGGGGCCACCGTCCATGACATCGCCGACACGGTGACGGTGGTACAGGCCCAGGGGCATGAGACCGCGCGGGCGCTCTACGAGGTCCACGAGCGCATCGGCGCGGTGGCCGAGCAGGTCTCCCGGGTGGGCGACAAGCTCGACGATCACCTGGCCGAGGTCGCGCCGCTCCGGGCGCGGGCCGAGAAGCAGGTCGAAGAAGGGAAGGAGGGATAGACATGCTTGGTTCGTTCCTGGCAGGTCCGGTAGGAAGTTGGATCCGGGTGTTCGTCGCCGCGATGCTGTCGGCGTGGCTCCTGGACCTGAGTAACGCCGCGGTGATCGACTTCGCCAAGTGGCAGACCTACGTGGTCTCCGGCTTGGTCAGCGTGCTCCCGATCATCGTCGCGTTCCTGAACACGTCGGACCCACGGTTCGGCAAGACGACAGGAGGGTGATATGGCAGATGAGGACAAGGGCCCCGGTCGTGGTCGTGGCAAGTGGACGGCGGCTGGCATCCAAGCTTCCCAGGAGGAGCGGATCGCGGCGCTGGAGGCGCAGGTAGAGGCGCTTTCGGACGCGGCGTTCCCCCCGGAGGAGCCGCTGGAGCCCCTCTAAGGAAAGCCCCCCTGAGAGCGCCCAGGACGCCGCGGACCGGCTCAACGTCCAAAGACACCGCACCGGCATCCTGCGCCCGTCCTGGGCCTCCCCAGGCCGTGTAAGACGCCCCTCCGGGCTCCCGCCTCCCTCCCGGGCGGGGACCTGGGGGGCTTTCGGCGTTCCGGGGAAAGAATCTTGTTCCAGGTACTTGCCGCGCCGCCTTCGATATGCCTAGAATCCCGTCCGTCATGGACAACCTCCGCAAACGCCGCGAGGACGCTGGCCTATCCCGCTTCAAGCTCGCGATGGCCGCCGGTGTCACCCCCGAGACCATCGAGGGGATCGAGATGAAGGGCACGGCCACCAGCGTCGAGAACGCCCTGAGGCTTGCCCAGGCCCTCGGGACAACCGTCGAAGACCTGATGGGCCAGAAGGTCGCATCGTGATCGGCCACCCCCCAGCCCGCTACGGCCCCGAGGCCCGCCGCCGACTTATCGCGGCTGCTCTGGCTGCCGCCGCTGAACGCGCCGAGCGCGAACGGCTGGCCCGGACCAAGGCGGCGGCGTGACGACGCACTCCTACCATCCCGACACCCACATCCACGGTCTCCGGGCGGATTGCCCGCGGTGCATCGAGCACGCCGAGCACCCCGAACGAAGCCTTGACTCCACGAACCTGGCCCGCCTGCGCGCCGGACGCATCCTGACCGCGCTGGACGCCCGCGCGGCCGTCAACCTCATGAAGTACGACGAGGCGGACGCGTGAGCACCCCCGCCCACTCCCTCGATCCCGCCGCTGGCACGGCCCTGCACGTCCTGGCCGAACTTGAAGACCTCCTCCGGGAGATGGCCGCGCTGAACGGTGACGTTCTAGTCCGCGGATACGTCGATGCCGCCACCGCGATCGGGCGGATAGGCCCCATGCTGAGAAGTGCTCTCGATCGTGTCCGGGCTGCTCGGGCGCTGCTGGAAGTGGAATCGTGAAGAGCGTCTCGACACTTCCTACTCATGTTGCATCGAAGATCGCACCGGATGCGGCGGGGTGCTGGCTTTGGACTGGCTGGATCGGATCCAAAGGCTATGCCGGGTCAAGCATCAACAAGCGCTACGTTCTAGTCCACCGACTCGTGTATTCGGTCCTAGTCGGACCCATTCCTGAAACTCTTCAACTCGACCACCTCTGCCGTGTAAGGCACTGCGTGAACCCGGACCATCTTGAACCGGTGACGCCGCGAGAGAACCTGATGCGAAGCCCCATCGCACCGGCGGCGCTCAATGCTCGCAAGACCCACTGCGTGCATGGTCACCCCTTGTCGGGGGACAACCTTCGCATCGCTCGCTACGGGCCCCATCGCAAGCCGCGGCGGAAGTGCCGTCAATGCGCCCGAGCCCAGGCGTCGGCGGCATATTGGCGCGCTCGTGAAGCGGAGCAGGCGTGAAGTCTGCCTTCGACCGCGAGGCCGACGCCGCGTATGCCCGTCTCATCCGCGAACCCTGCGGCATCTGCGGCGCAACCTATAGCGCCAAGCTAGGCCGTCGCTGGCACGAACCCTCTTGCCCCGTCTGGCGCCGCCCCCCGCGTTCACAATCCATCGTCGATCAGGACCGCGAACGCGAAGAACTCACCGCGCGCTACATCGACCCCCGACACCACATCGACCCCGACACCTGCAAACACGGGACAGAGCCCGCGTCGGCATGTCCGGTCTGCTCGGAGGTGACCGCGTGAACGCGGGCGAGTTGGCTCGTGCCATGCACGCCGCCAAGTCGGAGATCGACGCCGCGCTCGAGCAGTGGCGCGCCGCGATCGCCGAGGACGCCGTAGCCGACGACGAGATGCGCCGTGCGAAGGCTCGGAGCTATCTGACCACCCGCGAGCAGTTGGGGGGCAAGGCCACCGTGAGCGCCATCGAGGCCGCGGTGGACCTGGAGACCGCCGACGCCCAGAAGCGCGCCCGCCTGGCCGAGGGCCTCAAGCGCTCGGCGCAGGGTGCTTTCGACGGGAAGAAGCAGTGGCTCTCGGCGCTGATGACGCTGGCCTCGGTTACTAAGGCGGAAGCGCAGTTGGCGCGCTGGGAGCCGAGCGAGGTGGCATCGGCGTGATTAGGGACCAACCGCGCCGGGTGAGCATTGACGAGGTGCCGAACCTACATGTGGTGGCCGATGTGGCACTACGTAACGGGCGACCAACTGTGCTTGAGATGACGATCACCCCTGCGGGGGAGTTCTACCTGAACGACTGGGGCATCAGCTGGAAGGCAATCCGTCTGCTAACGGAGCGAGCCATCGTCGGCGAATGGGTTGTCGAGCACCTTGCTGAGCGGATGGGGAATCCCCCCGGGGAAATGGAGTCCGCATGATTCCCGAAGACTACGAACCCGTAGAAGACCGCCTGCGCGAGTTCTGGGGGGACCATGCCGGAGGCCGCGTGGTCACGGTCCTGATCGGCGACGCGGCCCAGGCGGGGGAGGTCATCATCTTCCGCGCCGAGGTCTGGCGCGAGGACCGGGGGGGTTTCGACTCCGGCCCCGATGCGACCGGCTACGCGCACCAGCGCATCCTTGACACGCCGCCCCTGAAGAAGAGCGGCGAGCCGAACCACACCGCCCCGGAGTGGACCTCACCGTGGGAAGTCGCCGAGACCTCCGCGATCGGCCGCGCCCTGGCGAACCTCGGCTACGCCGCCAAGGGCAAGCGTCCGTCCCGCGAGGAAGTCTCCAAGGCACAAGCGTCCGGGGGGAACAGTCATACGGGGAAGGTGGCTGCCCCCCCGGATACCACGTCGGCCGCCGCTGCGGGAGACGGCGCCGATGCCAGCCCGCCCTCGGGGGAGACGGCAACGGGTACGGCCTTGCCGACACCCTCCCCCCGGGGGGGCTGCACCCACACCGCCGGCACGCGGCAGCACACGCTCTCAAGCGGCAAGGTCGCCGATTTCTGCGTGACCTGCGGCAAGGCGCTCGACCTGGAGAAGTCGGCGTGAACGCGATCCTCGAGATCGGCTGGTGGCTCATGGTCGCGGGGTTCCTCACCCTGCTCGTCGGCGTGGCGCTGGCTTCCCGCGCGGCTCGTCGTCCGCCGGCCGAGTTCGAGCCCGAGCGTCCCCTCCGCGTCCGACGTGGCCCCTATGACCAGGACGAGGAGCGCGGGTGAGCGTTCAGGCCATGACCCGTGTGCTTGAGCACTCAAAGCTCGGCGGCGCGTCTCGCATGGTGCTCCTAGTCATCGCCAACCACGAGACCGAGGAACGGGGCGCGTTCCCCTCCATCGACCGGATCGCCAAAGAGGCGAACGTGAGCTCGCGGACGGTCTTCCGGGCGATCGAGCAGGCGCGCCTGCAGGGCGAGTTGCTGATCGCGTTCAAGGCCGGACCGCACGGCACGAACCTCTACCGGGTCCTCCCCAACGAGACCATGCCACTTTGGCACGGTGACATCCACGGACCGCAGATGTCACCCGAACTTAAGGAACTTGCTCCTAGCACTGGTTCTACAGCTTCATCCTCTGTGGGTACTAACACCCTTGGCTTCGCCGAGTGGTACGCCGCCTACCCGAGACACATGAAACGGGCCGATGCGCTCAAGGCGTACCGCGAGGCGCTGCGGAAGACCGACCACGCAACGCTGATGGAGTCCGCGCGGCGCCTAGCTAGCGATCCGCACCTGCCCGACAAGCAGCACATCCCGTACCCGGCATCGTGGCTCCGTGCGGAGGGATGGCTCGATGAGCCTTACCCGGCGGAACGCTCCAACGGCCATGGCGGTCGACCCGATCCGCCGCGCCCCTACGACCCGCTGATCGCCGAGATGGAGATCGAGGAGGCCCGCCGTGGTTGACCTCGACTTCAACGCGCGGGTGGACGACGCCATCTTGTGCGCGGCCTCGCGTCTGGCAAGGCTCCGCGAGCAGACGCTACGCGCCGGCGTGCGGGACTTCCAAGCCTCCTGCGTCGAGATGGCCGCGGATGACCCCGACGACATCTGGCGGCTGCGGAAGGACCGCTGCGGCGGCCTGCTGATGCGAGAGGACGACGAGCTCCGCAAGATGGCCCGGTCGGCGCTGCTGCGGGAGAAGTCGTGAAGCGCGCCGACATCTACGAGCGCATCGACGCCGAACGTGTACGACAAGGGCTCCTGTGGACCCGCGATCACGGCTGGGGCTACGGAGACTGCTCCTCGACGGATGTTCCGGTCATCGTCAAGGTCGCCGTACTAACGGAGGAATGCGGCGAGGTCGCCTCCGCGGTCCTTGAGGGCGACGAACCGGGTATCCGTGCCGAGCTGATCGAGATCGCCGCCGTGGCAGTCGCGTGGCTGGAGTCGATGTGAGCGCCGTGCGGGTGAAGCTCGACCTAGGGGTAGTGGAGCGAGTCCCGCGCGGCTATCACGACATCATCACGGCGTCCGTCAACCTGAAGGGCTGCATGGATGTCGATACGGTCAAGGGCTGCACGGCGGGGATGCGCGCTGGCCACAACGGCCGGGGGTGTTACGACGAGTGCTATGCGAACACCATCGCGACTCGGTACGGCATCGACTTCAGTACGAGCGTATCCCGTCACTTCGCGGACACCCGCCAGCACCGCGACATGATTATCCGGCAACTGCTCAACCACTCGGCGAGTTGGTATCGCATCGGGGTAATGGGTGACCCCTGTCACGACTGGCCGCATACCCTGGATGTGATCAGAGCGCTTCAGCCCGCCAAGAAGACGGCCGTGATTATCACGAAGCACTGGCTCCCCCTATCCGACGAGCATCTCAGCCGGATGCTCGACCTCGACGTGGTTGTGAACACCTCGACCAGTGGGTTCGACACCGACGCCCAGATGCGGTTCCGGGTGGAGCAGATGTACCGCATCCGTGACGCGGGGATCACCAGTATCAACCGTGTGGTGACGGCGGACTACGGGGATACCGAATGGGGCCGACAGGCCGCAGCGCGGCAGGACTACCTGCTCACGTTGGAACCACTCATCGACAACCCGTTGCGGGTGAGTCCTGACAATCCAAGGCTTCTCAGTGGGGACCTCAAGGCGACCCGCCGCCCCGACTCCATCGGCGGGGGCACGCTGGTCTCCTTGCACAACCCCGAGGTCTATCTAGGGCACTGCAGCACCTGCCCCGACCAGTGCGGGGTGATCGACGGATGGCACACCCGACGAGCGAAGGAGGACTGGATGTCCCAGAGCATGATGCTCTTCGAACCGGAGGAAGAGCAGCACAGGGATGAACTACCGATCGAGGCGGGCATCGAGTTTCGCTATGTCGAAAGCGTGATCGGGTCGGGCTACGAGGAGCAGGTCGCGGCCCTCGCTCTCGAAGACGGCATCGCGCACCGGGCCGCGCGCAAGAACATGCAGATTCACTCGGCCATCATCCTGCTGATGGGTGGTGAGTTCGCCGGGTTCTTCACCTTCCAGAACAACGCGAAGGATGGAGAGTTCTGCCTCCTGCAGTCCGTCATCCGACCGGACGTGTATTCGCCCGAGCTCTACAGGGCGATGGCCGAAGAGGTGCTCGAGTGCAATACCGACAACCTCCCCGCACTCATGACCACGAACCCCAAGAGCAAGTTCGAGACACCTGCCCTCTTCGAGAGCCTCGGATTCTCGACCTACCTCCAGATGTCCGGCTTCCACTACATGCTCGCAGGCGACCCCGCGTACCACCGGCTGAAGACCCTCGCTCACATCACGATGACGAACGTCTGGAACAGCACGAAGGGCGACTGGCTGCGGCTCAAGAAAGAGTGGAACGAACGTCTCACCGAGGCCGGGGAAAGGGAGGCAATCCCCAATCCGTCCTTCGCCACGCGGGAAGGATGCTGGCAGGGCGAGGCCGGGTTCGCCAATGTGGTGACCGGCCGGTCGCACAATGGCAACGCCTCGGTGCTCGATCCTGTCGCGTGCGAGGTCATCCTGCGGTTCTTCACGCCGCGTGAGGGTCGCCGCGTCTATAACCCGTTCGGGGGTGGAGTCCAGTTCGGGTTCGTCGCCGGCGCCAGCGGGTATCAGTACGAGGCGAGCGAGATCAGACAGAACCAGTGTGACGCGAACAACGCGCTCTGCAGCGAGTTCGCCGATGTGCGCTGGGTCCAGGCCGATAGCGCGACCTACGAGCCGGAAGGTGAATGGGACCTCGTGTTCACCTGTCCGCCGTACTACCGGGTCGAGCGATATGTGGACTACGATGGCTCGCCGCCCCCCGGTGAGATCAACGCGCTCCCCTCCTATGACGAGTTCCGCGACACGCTGTTCGCGGGCTACACGACCGCGCTCAAACACCTAGGCGATAACCGCTTCTTCGTGGTGATGACCGGCGACAGCCGGGATAAGGACGGCGCGTACCACTGCCACGAGGCCGAGACGGAAGTGTTCCTCAAGGAACAGGGCCTCAGCGTCTACAACAAGATCGTCTACCTCGAGGCCGAGTTCACGCGGCTAGCCCAGGCGAAGAAGACCCTCAACGTCCGCAAGTTCCCCAAGCGCGAGCAGCGGATCATCGTCGCGTACAAGGGCGACATCAAGGCCATCCGTGACGAGTTCGCACCGGTCGGACGCCTCTGATGAAGCGCACGCCGATGCCCCGACGCCGAGCCAAGCCACGTCGCCCCCCGAAGGTGAAGTGCTCGTTTCAGCGTTGTGCCGAGCCGCCGCGGATCGAAGGCATGTGCAAGTCCCACGCCTGGAAGAAGGCCGACGACCTCGTGTCCCGCTACATCCGCGAGCGTGACGGCCGCTGCGTGGCGCGGGAGTTCTTCCCCGACATCGCGTGCTTGGGAGCCCTCCAGCATATGCACCTGGTCCGCCGCAGGTACCAGGCGCTCCGCTGGGACGTGGGGGAGGGCACGGACGGGATCGGCAACGGGGCGGCTGGCTGCGTCGCCCACCACCACTACCTGACGCTGAACCCGGACGAGCACTACGACTTCTGCGAGCGCCTGCTCGGCTCCGAGGGCTACGCGGCGCTCCGAGCTCGCCGCTTCGGGGAGCCGATGGACCCCGCCGAGGTCATCGTGCGACTAAAGGAGGCGGCGTGACCTACTACAAGCTCGCCCGCCCCGACGGCTTCGACTTCCGCACCGGGAACACCATCGACTACCGCGCCGCGATCGGCGGCATCGTTGAGGCCCCGGACTGGCGCGCCGACAAGGACTGCGGCGGCGGCTTGCACTACTGCTCATCCCCGCTGTCGTGCTTCGTCGGCGCATCCATCCCATGCTCGGCCTACGTGGTGGAGCCGGTCGGCATCCGGCGCAGGATCGACGCGGACAAGTCCAAGGCCCGCCGCCTCCGCGTGGTGGAGGAACTTACCGACCTGGACGACCTGTTCGGCTTCAGGTACTCGGAGGCCACGAACCCCGTCAACCCGCTCGCTCGTAAACGCAAGCCGACGGCGGCTGATATCGAGGCGTTACGGCGTTGGGCCTCGGTGCGGGACTCGGTGTGGGACTCGGTGGGGGCCTCGGTGGGGGACTCGGTGTGGGCCTCGGTGCGGGACTCGGTGTGGGACTCGGTGTGGGTCTCGGTGCGGGCCTCGGTGGGGGACTCGGTGTGGGTCTCGGTGTGGGCCTCGGTGGGGGCCTCGGTGTGGGACTCGGTGGG